TATTTACATGAAATTTCTTATTGTGATTCCATAGACTTTGATAACTAGAATATTCTTTATTACATGTTTTACATATAAATTTTATTAAACTTTTTTTCATATATTATAATATGAAAATAATATGTTTAAATGATTTATAAAAAGTTTAAAAGTGTAAACGTTTAAACTCTTTAATTGGAGGGAAAAAATTTTTTCAGGAGATTTTAAAATTATTTTATTGAAAATTTCAAAAATTTAATTTAATTAATTCTTTTAATTCATTAGCTGTTAAATTATCAAATGATAATTTAATTTTTTCATATAATTCTCCTATTATATTAATTATATTTTTTATATAATCTAAATTACAACAAAAATGCTCTCTGTTTGATTTACATCTATATTTTTTTAATATATTATGAGTTAAATTTTCTAATAAAGTTTTATCAGTTGTTGGATATTAATATATTATATCAGTTGTTGGATACTGATATAATATATTAATATTATTAGTTTTTCTATTTAATCTAACATCATGAATTGAATTAATAAAAGCATAAGTATATAAAATATCTTCTGGTATATCTTTCCATAAATAAGAAATTTTAATATTATCATTAGAATTTAAATAATCATTAATAAAAATTTCATATTGATATCCTTTAATAATATTATTCATAGTTATATAAATAATATTATTAATATTTTAAATGAATAACCTTTCATTTTTTCTAATAAGCAAATAATTAATGTACATCCCAAAGCTTTGCTTTGGGATTAAGATTTTATTATTAAATTTTTTTCCATTTATAACCTTTACATATAATATTAAATTCATATGCAGATTTTAATGTTTTTCTTGATATTTTATATTCTTTTATAACATCTTCGACTGATGAATACACTTTAATAACTATATTATTTATAGGATGTAATTGTTGTATTTGAATACCATTTACTCTTTTATCTGGTAATGTATTGTTTTCTAGATATTTATTTTTAAGTTCTGTTGGACAATTATCCCACATCATAACGTAATGACCCGAACAGACTGATTGTCGTTTAATTGCATTTGCTACGGATGCGGAACTCGTTAAATGTCGATCTTCCATACATGCTTTTTGATCTGGAAAAACTTTAACTATTTCATCTTTATTCAAATTTAACATTGCGACATATCCTATTTTAACAGTTTTCGATTCGATTGTTTCTCCAATATCTTGAATAGTATAATCATCTAACTCTCTTGATAATTCTGCCCATCTATAACCTTTATAAATTAATTTTTTATCAATAGCATTTTTAATAGAAGTTCTTGATATGCTCATACTAGCTGATAAAGAATTATCACGTAATGCATCTGCATAACATTCATATGTTTTTAATAATGTTTTACTATCGGCACTATATCGTTGAATTTTATCTCCACGTACTTGTGTATGATTTCTATGATCACTTAATAATATTATTGGATCAACATAATTATCTATTTTATTATTTTCATTATGTTGTAATTCAATTTGTTTAGTCTGTTCTTCCATTTGTTTTAATTTAATATTTTCAAGTTCTATTAGTTTTTCATTATCAACTAATGATGAAAATTTAAACTTATTACGTTTTGCAATTTCTATTACATTATCAAGTTCTTTGTCAGATACTAAAAATATTTCATGTGAATTAATAAAATCACCTACATTATATTTATATATTTTTATATTTTGATGTTTATGTAAGAATTTTTCAAATTCTTCATTTCTAGGGCATTCAAATATTTTAATAATACAAAACGTTTTATACTGTTCAGTTAATGTTTGGGCTCTAACTTGAATTTCTTTAGTACTGCCTATTTTTATTATTATTTTATTGTCTTGATCTCTAATTTTAGCTATGTATATAACATATCTATTTTTAAATGCTTCAATATAAGCATTATGTTTTTGCAATTCCATTAAAGATTTCATTTTATTTGTTTCATTTTTAAATATTTTATTTTTTTCTTCAATAATATCATTTTTAATTTTATTTTGTTCCTCTAAGTTATGCTTGATAGAAGAACTCCTTTGGAGTTGTTCCTCCATATATTCAAATATAATTTTTTCCATTTTAATAAAATATTTGTAAATTTTTTTTGATTGTTGTGTTGCAGCTAATAAACAAAATTCTTTATAACAGTCGATATTTAATAATATTTTTTCTTTATTATGTCCACCTCTATGATCTAATTTTTGCTCTTCATTTGGGAAGAGCAAAATTTTATAATCATTATCTTTTATAAAATTTTTAATTAATAATCTTTTAGCATTTATTTTTTGTGTAAAACCTATAAATTCATAAATATCAGCTAAATCTATTGTAAATTCATTTTTATTTTCTTTATAATTTTTATATATTTCATAATTTAACTCAAATATTTTGATATCATCTTCAGTAAAATTATCTTTTATTAATTTTATTAATTTATTATCATTTAATATATTATTTTTTATTAGTTTATTCATTAATAAAATATTAACTATTTCTTTATGTATTATATACCCAAAGAACGAAATGGTTTTACTAAAAATATAATTTTATTTATATTAACTACTATAATATAAATATTATAGTAGTTAATATAAATATTATCGTTTAGGAAAAATATCCTAGTATGTTCAATTAAATTATTATAATTTGATATTTTTATATTTATGTAATGAGTTTAACATACATTTTCTTAATTATTTGAATGAACTAATATATTGCCATTTTAAGTGATTATAGATTTTTTTCCAGATTTGATTGTTTTCCATTATTTTATATGAGTCCTTATGTAATGGAGTTTTAACAAAATGATTTCATTCAATTTTACATCACCTAATTTAGGATCATATATCTCCTCTTTTGGGAGGAATGAACTAATATCATCACATATATTATGTTTATTTATAAATATAATATAATCTTTATTTATTACAAAATATTTTTGTAATAGACATTTTGCATTATCTTTGCGTGTAAATCCAATCCATTTGAAAGCAAATTCAATATTAATATATATTAATAATATATTAATCATTTTGATTTACTATCGATTTTCTCCATAGTTATATTAATAACTATTTTTTTAAATAAATTGATATATTTAACAGATATACACACGTTCACAAATTTATTTGAATGAACTAATGTATTGCCATTTTAGGTGATTACATATTTTTTCCAGATTCGGTAAATTAGAAAAATTTAGATTTTTCTAATTTAGCTTAACTAAAAAACAAAGTTTTTAGTTTCTGTCGTTTTCCATTATTTTATCTGAGTCCTTATTTAGTAAAGCCAGATAAGAATCTTAAAAAGCTTTGCTATTTGCCAATAGATATTAATCAAAAAATATTTAATTTTTTGATTAATTCTAGTAATTTGCATAGCTTATACAAAACATAGTAAACAAAATTCAATAAAGATTTTAAATGTATAGTCTAATATTTATAAACTCTTTGGTTTAATCGATATATTGAAATAAAAAATTATCTCTAGGACGTTGATATATTATATCTGTTGATACACAGGCTGGTGTTCTTCCAATACTTTTTGCAGCAGCTGTAAGTGAATCAAATGTTTCAATAATTTCTTTAGTAGTAATATCGATTTTTATAATTTTTTTCTTTAATTTATTAGCTAATTTTAATCCAGTAGTATTAGGTTTATCTTTTAATGTTACAAAAAAATATCCATGTTTTGACATTGTTCCAGTAAATACGAGGCTAGGTAAAAATGCATATTTAAAATAATGATCAATACGTACTTTTTCATAAGAATTTAATTTATACATAGAATCAGATTCTTGTTTATATGATTCAAATGCTTCATAAATATCTTTTGATGCAATTCGTCCTGTATATGAAGCCTCGCATTTAGTCGAAATAAATTGTTCAATATCTTCTTGAATATCTTTTGGTTTTCTAGGCATCATTGAGTTTTTAATTCGTAATCCTCTATAAGATGCAAGTCTAGCTTTGGATTTATCATCAAATATTTTACATTTTTTAAAATTATCACATAAAAATTTATAAAATGCATCTTTGGTAGTTTTTTTTGAACATCGCGACCAATTTCTATGACAACCAAATAATTCAGCAGAAAATGCTGTATATTTTTCATCTTTTTCACAACATTCTTCAATAAATTTATTAAAATCTAATGGATTTACTATATTATCAAGATTAATTTCTATTGGTTTTTCAGGGTTTTGTATTATTTCAACAATTTGATTATTTTTTTCAATATTATGAGTTTTTCCATCACTAATTTCAGGAAGATCTTGTACTAAATCTTTTAATTTATGAAAAAAAGATTTAGTACAAATAGAATTACATCGATTAATTAATCCATCAAGAAATATATGTGCACTATCTAATGCTGTTTTCGCGATTTCAAAAGAAACGGTAAACCATTCTCTATTATTTATATCTCGGTATTGATCTAAAATATAATGCACTACTTTTTCTAATAATTTACAATTACAACAGCGTTTTGTGTAAACAATAGAATTTTGTGTATTAGAACATCCATGAGCATTTTCTCGTCGGGCTATATTAGATGATTCGCCAATTTTATATTTGAATTCAGTCTCTTTATAAATATATACTATTTGACCACTTTTTTCTTTTTGAACTCTTCTATTAGTAATTCTAGCTATTTTTTCTTGTTCGGTTAAATATGCATATTCCATATTTTTTGCTTTTTGTTCTGCTTCATTTTTTTCTTGTTTACATTTGATTAATAATTGTTCATTAAATTTATTTTTTTCTTTTAAATATTTCATCATAACAGATTCCATTTTAATATAATATAATCTGACTTGCTTTCCTTTTTCTGTATTTGCTAAAACACATAATTGCTTAAATGTATTAGGTGTCATTAAAAATATTTCATTAGGTCTGCCTTCTTTATTTGTAGATGAATAGTTTTTCACGCTAGCATGAAAAACTACAGAGTTCGATGTAATATAATCAATATCTAAAATAAAATATTTCTTAAGTAATATTTTAGCATTTTCTTTTCGTGTAAATCCAATCCATTTGAATGCAAATTCGATATTTATAATAAAATCATTATCTCTGTTTAGAAATTCTTGAAAATGTTCTAAAAATATTTGTTGTTCATTAGTGGTAAATTCGGAATTTAACATATCTTGTAATTTATTGTCAATCTCCTCCATAGTTATATTAATAACTATTTCTTTAAATAAATAGCTATATTTAACATTTATGTAATTTTTAACAGGTATTATATACATTTTCTAATTTATTTGAATGAACTAATATATTGCCATTTTAAGTGATTACAGATTTTTTTCCAGATTTGATCGTTTTCCATTATTTTATCTGAATCTTTATGTAATGGGAAACATTCCAATAAGTGATCTAATTCTAATAATTCACACAGCTTATGTAAAACATATGAGTAAGAAAGAAAATTTTTTCTTTCGCGGCTCTTATAATTTTCCCATGGTTCTTGTATCTTAAAAAACATAGAAATAAAAAGTTTTTCCATATCTCTAGTAATTTTAGGAGGTGGTAAATTATTTAATTTATTAATAATATAAGCAACATGTTCATAATAAATATTATATTGTAATTTTTTGAGTATAGTTTTCATATATTTTTTATTTAAAATAGATAAATCAGTAACTCTATTTTTATTTAATTCTTTTACAATATCAATGAATACTTGTTCTGGAATATCTGGTGATTGTTTTGCTTGAAATTGATTAAGCCATTCTCTAAAATGGTTTAATCTTCTATAAGGAGAATAATCTTTTATTTGTCGGTCTTCATCAAAAATAATAACTTCGCTATCACCACAACATGGACATATATATGCGCTTTCTGTCATATCTAAAATTTTTTCAATATTACATTCTTCGCAATATTTTATTCTTTGAGATCCATTATCTTGATTAATTCTAATACCATCGACTCTTTGACAATATTTTTCTAATAATTTAACTTTATTAATATTAGTATTATTAGTATTATTAATATTATTATTATTCGTTTTTTTATCAGCTAAAAAATCTAATATATTTTTAGGTTCTTTAATTTGATAATTAGTATTATCTCTGATATCATAATAATCAATAATTAAATCTCCGGCTATATCATAATAATCCATTTCATCATTATTACTATTTATATTATTATATTCATATTCAAATTCGTCTTTTTTATCTAAAAGTTCTGCTTTATATTTAATATCTTGAGATGTAAATCGTTCTTTTTTATAAAGTATGTTAAGTTTATTATTAATATCATTCAATTGATCAAGAATATTATTAATATTTTTCCGTTTATTTTGAAAATAATTAACCATTTGTCTATGCTTATTATCTAGGGTATATGATTCTTTATTTTGATTTTTAAATTCTTTATACTTTGATATATTTTTATTAAAAGATGATTTTTTGATAGAATATTCTTTATTCATAGACAGTTTATTATTATTTTTTTCTGTACTTGGTGAATAATCCATATTAGATAAAGGAGAATTTTTAATATTTTCAAAATTATTTTTAGTATCTGAAATATAACCTTCTGAAGTTGAAATAGATGAATATAATATGGTATTTGTATTGGTATCTGTACAAGATGTTTTAGAATATTTTATATTATATTGACTAATAGATTGACAAAGATCTTCATATGATTGTTTTGTTTCGGGCAAAAGCTTTGTTTTTGTCCTTAACAACTCATGTTTCACATGAGTTGTTTCTATAGGTAAATATTTATCAGATGCAGAATTTGTTGGAATATTAAGTATACCAATTGATGTAGGTGGTGTAAAATTATGTTTTCCGGAATAAATACTTGAATTAAAGTCATATGTATATATATTATAGTTTTCACTCATATTTATTAAATTAAGCATAAAAAATGTTTAAATATTTAATTTATAAAAATTAAAATTTTATTATAAAATTAGTATAAATTTGTAATAAATATTTATAAATTTTATATAAAAATTTATAAAATTTAAATTTTTGAATTATAAAATATATAATAATTTTACAAATTTATTATAATTAAAAAAAAATTTCTCTATATAATATATAAATATATGGGCGGTGGTTTAATGCAATTAGTCGCTTATGGCGCACAAGATGTATATCTAACAGGTAATCCTCAAATTACATTTTTCAAAGTAGTATATAGACGTCATACTAATTTTGCTGTAGAGCCAATTCAACAAACTTGGAATGGTGCTGCTGATTTCGGTAGAACCGTAACTTGTACTATTAACAGAAACGGTGATCTGATTACTAATATGTATGTTGCTATTACTCTAAATGCTGTATCTTCCCCATCCTCTTCTTGGGGATACGTATCTAGATTAGGTCATGCTATTATTGATGATGTTAAAATTGAGATAGGTGGGTCTAAAATTGATGAACAATATGGTGATTGGCTTAATATTTGGTATGAATTAACTCATAAAGCTGGTCAAACAAGAGGTTATACTAAAATGATTGGTGATATTCCAGCCCTTACTAATATTAATAGCAATGCTAAACCTGGATATCAACTATATGTTCCTCTAATTTTCTGGTTTAATCGTAACAATGGTTTAGCTCTTCCTTTAATTGCTCTCCAATATCATGATGTAAGAATTACCCTGGTATTCCGTAAAGCCGTAGATTGTATTAACTGGCAAGGTAGTTCAACTCAACCACCATCTATTTTACCAACTATGCAAGACTCCTATATATTAATAGATTATGTTTATCTAGATTCTGAAGAAAGAAAACGGTTTGCACAAGCTTCCCACGAATATCTTATTGAACAGCTTCAATTTACAGGCTCTGAGACTTTAACCACTAATCCAAAATATCGTCTCAATTTCAATCATCCTAGCAAATATCTTGTCTGGGTACCACAACTTGAACAATATATTACTAGAAATGAATGGATTGCCTATGCTTATGATGGTAATTGGTCATCAGCAATTGATACTTTTGCTAAAATTTTATATATTGCTAGTCGTAAAAATCTAACTGCTACTTATACTCCACCTTCAGGATCTACTTCCGAAAGTGCTGGAGCTAATGTTACAACTCCTAACATGACACAATTATATGTTGACAAAGGAGGCACTGGACTCAATGCAGAAGCAGCAGGTGATCTCTTTGAACCTCAATTTAATTCTAACATTACAGATCCGCTTATCATTGCTCTTCTTTCTAAAGTAGAAGTTCGAGTTATTTGTCAACAAGATCTTGTTGCTAACCAAAATTATGCTCTGATAGGTAGCGGATCAACTTCTGCAGGACTTTATGCTGATCTGTTAAATAATTGTGTTGTTACTAGCAACAATCTAACTATAGAAGATATTTCTAAATCTGTATCAGTCCTTGCAGCCCTTAATACTAATGTTGTTAACCTTGGAAAAGTTAGCATCGTTAATTACTTTAATTATGGTAATTTCATTGATGGATCAGACAATCCTATTTATACAGGAAAACTACAACTTAATGGTCATGATCGATTTCAAGCTCGCGATGGCAATTATTTTAACTATGTACAACCATACCAACATTTCAGCAATACTCCTGCAGATGGTATTAATGTATATAGTTTTGCTCTTAAAGCAGAGGATCATCAGCCAACTGGGACATGCAATTTTTCTCGTATTGATAATGCTACCCTTCAACTTGATGTAGGTCTATACAATGCTCCGCCTGTTAAAGGCAGTAGTTATGCAACTAATTACATTGGATCTGGATCTGTTTTAAACATCTATACAGTGAATTATAATGTGCTTCGTGTGATGTCAGGAATGGCAGGAACTGCTTATTCGAATTGAGATGTAATTTACTTTTTAAATAATTTAAATTATGATATATTTTATTCTATATTATTTGATAATTTAATGTTATTATATGATAACATCATTAATTTATCATTATGCCATAAGTACACTTTAAAAAAATGAAATTGAAATGATATAAAGCTATATTGTATTTAATATTTAATGGAAATTATTAAATTTATTAACGATAAATGTATTCTAGTTAACCAAATTAAAATAGATAATGACCATAGTTTAATTATTTCACGATTAAAAAATTGTAAATTTGAAAATTTTAATTTTGATTTAATTGATAATTTATGGTATTATCAAAATTATAAATTAAAAACTAGATTATTTGATATTTTATATCCGAATAATAAAAATAATACATTCATATTTTTGAATAATAATAGCAATGATTATAGAAAACAAAATATTAAAATAGATACACCACATAAGTATTTAGATATATTTCCAGAACCAAAAAATTATACAATATTAGAATATGGTTCTCCTTATAAAATTATAGCCGGTAAATATTCAGGACAATATAGAAATATGTACTGGAAAGTAAAAAATAATAATTTAATATATTACTTAATGCATATTAAAGATGATATATATACAAAAATATCATTAGATGATATTGATAAAGTATTGTATTTTAAAAATACAAGATCATCTTATTATATACATTCAAATGGATATATAGCAACGACAGTGAATTCCGATAGATGTTTTTATTATTTACATCAATTAATTATGGATGTTCATGATGAAAATTTGTCTGATTTTACAAAAACTGTTGATCATATTAATCGAGATAAATTAGATAATAGACGCGGAAATCTTAGATCAGTTGATATGAGTATTCAAAATTCAAATCGCGATAAATCAGAAAGAAGAAAAGATGCTATAGAATTACCTAATGGAATTAATCAATCTGATTTACCTAAATATATTGTTTATCGTAAAGAAATATTAAATAAAAATAATGGTAGATATAGAGAATATTTTTATATTTGTAATCATCCTAAATTAAAAAGATGGGAAACACCTAAATCAAATAAATTAACAATTCAAGAAAAATTAAATATTGTTATAAAAAAAATAGAAGAATTAAATAATGATCTTAAAACTGGAACACCTAGTAATTCAAATAATAATTCAGATAATGATTCAGATAATAATTTAACTAATGATTCTGAAAATAATGCAGAAATAAAATATGAATATAATAAGGAATCAAAAAAAATGAAAGACGATTCAGAGGTTTTAAGTAATAACTTGATAAATAATTCTAAATCTAGTAGTTCTGCAGATAAAATTATAGATACTAATCTAATATTACCTAAAAATATTAAATTAAATTTACCTCCAAATTTTTCATTTTATAAAGAAAAAGGAAAATATTATTTTCAATATGCCAAAGTAATTAATAAAATAAGATATTCTAAAAAAATAATAGTAGCATCTAATGATATTCAATTAGAATTTAATAATTTTGTAAAATTATTAAATAATGAAAATTCAAATTTAAAAATAGATAATTATATTATACCTAATATTCCAAACGATGTTCATATTGTAAAACACAAAGATGAACATATTATAATAAAACCAACCATGCCTGTAAATTTTAGTATAACAACAATAAATAATGTTGATTATATACAGTTTTCTAAAAAAGGTAATGGCTTGACTAAACAATATAAAACAAAAATAAATAGTTATGATATTCATTCAGAATTAGATAAATTTATAGATTATCTAAATAGTAATTATTCATTAGAATTAAATAAAGATAATTATAAAATCATTAATGATAATAATTGGAAAACGTCTAATAAAATAATTGATCATGATAATCCAACTGAACTACAATTAAAAAATAGAAAAAAAGCTTTAAAATCATTAAACAAGAAGAAAGAAGAACTAGGTAAAGATGAATTTAATAAACAACGAAATGAATATATGAAAAATTACAGAAATTTAATCTTTACACAAAGTAGAGATTAAATTAGTTTGAAAACTCTAGAGTTTTCACCAGAAATCAATGATTGAAGATCATTGATTAGTGATTAAGTTACTAGCTCACATAAATTTATTTTATATATAATAATTTTAATATATGTTAGTGGTCTTAAAGGATTGAATGTTATATATTATAACATAAATTCAATAATTCAAGATACAAATCAAATTCTCAATACTAATAATTTACTAACAAATGGTTTAATAGAAAAAATTAGAACACATTTCGACGAAACTGATAAATAATTATTTGAGTTAAGTTTTAAATTATTTATTGATAATCAAAATAAACAAAATAAATTTATTATTAATTTAGATGATATTTATAAATGGATTGGATTTACAAGAAAAAGCGATGCAAAAAAATTATTAATTACAAAATTTATTGATGGACATGATTATATAATCTTGCTGCGGAAATCACCGCAGCAAGATTATGATGGAAAATTAGATGTAAAATATGGTGGACATAATAAAGAAAATATTATGTTAAGAATTAATTGTTTTAAAAAATTTTGTATGAAAGCAGCAACTAAAGAAGCTGATAAAATATATGATTATTATATTAAAATGGAAGAAATAATTTTAAAATATATTCAAAATCAATTTATTGAACAACAAAATATTATTAAACAAAAAGATAAAGCATTAGAAGATACTAATATGAAATTAACTAAAGAAAAAGAATTAGAACGTCATAATGTATTATTACAAAAATATGGTACTGTAGGATCATTAATATACATTATTAAAGTTAAAACTAATCCAGATAATTCATTTATAGTTAAAATTGGGAGTTCAAGAAAAGGTGTATTAGATAGATACAATGAACATAAATCACATTACGATGAAACCATTATATTAGATTGTTTTTTACTTCAAGAAGAACGTCAATTTGAATTATTTTTACATCATCATAAAAAACTTAGATCAAATAAAGTTAAAGATTTACAGAATTTAATAAAAATCTTTATTAAAGATTTTTATTAAATAGTATGGGAAAAAAAGCAAAGCTTTTTTCCCCACAAAATCATGAAAATGAGCAAGAATTATTTTTAATCAATAAATCATTATCTTATAACAAATTATTAAATATCATTAAAAAAAATATTAATAAATTCGATGATGATACAATACAAAAAAGAGAATTATATAACGAACAATTAAAATTAGAAAATGAGCAAATTAAATTAAAAAATGAACAACTTGTTTTATTAAAAAATTTAGATAATAAACAATCGAATTGATTTTTAATAAATTAAATAATAATATCGGTAATATAAATAATAATACAAATAATAATACCGATGATAATATAAATGATAAATTGAATAAATTAGAACAAACAAATACATCATTATTAATGAAAATTAATTTTATGCAACAAAATATTAAAAGCGAAAATACAAAAGAAACAATTCTATATTAATTCTTCTAAGAATTTATATAGAATTATTAAGAGCAAAATAAAATTTTTAATTTTTATTTTGCTCAAAACACTTGGTCCAAAATTAGTCCAATTAAATCCAAATGATTTAAATATTTCTAAAATATATGATTCTGTTAGCGAATTATTAAAATCAAATAATCAAATTAGAAGACCATCAATCGGTAAAGCAATTAAAGAGAATACAATTTATAAAGATTATAGATGGTTTTATTTACCACGCGATATTGAAAATGAAAATATTAATCAATACATAAATAATAATATTAGTCCAACACATCAATTACACCATCAAAAAACTTTAGATTATATCGCGCAAATTAATAAAAACAAAACAGAAATTATTAATATTTTTCTTGATAAACAGCAGCAAAATTTCTTAATAAATGCGCGTCAGCTTTAGATAGAGCTGTTGCAAATTTCACTTTATATAATGGATGTTATTACCGGTCATATAATTTATGTGCACATGAATTAATTAAAAATTATGAAGATAATCATGAAAAACCAATATTATATAAAAATGGTGCAGGTAAATTTGATTCAAATAATAATTTAATTGAAGAATTTGAATGTAAAACATATTGTTTTAAAGCATTAAATATATCAGATCGTAAATTTGCAAAAATTTATGACAAAGATATTCAACATGATGGTTTCTATTATAAAAGTTTGTTATCTTAAATATAATTTTATTTATTGAATAAAAATAAAAATTCAAAGCGGATTGCTAATATAAATTTATCTAATTCTATTATATTACTATAATCTAAAAGTACTTGATCTATATTATAAGGTATGATTATTATTTCAGAATTATTACATTTATTACATTTATTACATTTATTATAAGGAAAAGCATTAATTATTATTTCAAGGTCGTGAATCAATATATCAAAAGTTGGTAATTTTTTCCAATCATTATATTGAGTCATTGTCTCAATATAATTTGCAATAGTCTGTTTTATATCTAAGTTTAAATTATTTACCATACTTGAATAGCTGTTATTAATAGAATATGTTTTCCATGAATTTAAAGTTTGTAAACCATTATATTTAATAGGTGGTTTAATTATTACACTTAACACATTTATATCATTAATTAATTGATAATTAGATATAAATTTATTATTTAATTTAACACTAAAATTTAAATTATAATTTAACAATTTATAAATATCATAAAATAATAAATATGTAATATGATTTTCCATATAAGAAATATTACCAATTATATAAGTTTGATTTTTAAATTTTTTAAAACTGGTGTTTGTTTTTTTGGTACAATAAGATGAACTATTTTCTGTATAACTTTTGGTTTCATTGAAAGTTGTACAGCTCGTAATGAAGTCATGAGCTTTAGATCCCAAAACAGAGCTTTGGGATGTATCTTTAATTTCTCTTTTAGATTTTTCTGGAAAACAGAAAGATATACAATCTTTAGAGCTATGATATAAAGGTTCTAGGTCTAGATCTATGTCTTTAGACATAGATGTATATTTCAAATTTAAATTTATATTTTTATCAGAATTTTCGTCAGAAGAAAACGTATTTTTTTCCATGTGATTAATATTTAAAAAATCTTTTTTTTTTAAACATAAGATACTAGATCCAATATCATATATTTTAGATTTAATATTGTCATCAAATTCAAAAGGTTTGTTAATGGAAAAAGCTTTACTTTTGTCATCAATATTAAATATTAAATTATTTTGTTGTAATTCATAATTAGGAGGGGTTTGTTCGATATTATCAGATTGATTGTAAATAATTGTAATTATCTTTGCCATTAATTATTATAATAAATAAATTTTTATATTAATATAAAATATGAAAAATTAATTAATAGAATTTATATTCTATTATAATAGAACTATGAAATTTTTAAATAAGAAATCAAATATTCTCATTGCCAATAATATCTTGTCAAATCAAGATTATTCTTTCAATCCAGATTATTATGTTTATACAGATGGAGCTTGTAAACATAATGGAAAAAATTATTCACGAGCTGGAATAGGTATATATTTTGGTTTAAATAATGATCGTAATGTATCTATTAAATTAGAAGGTTCTCATACAAATAATACTGCTGAGTTATTAGCAATCATACATACATATCCTCTCATTGAAAATGATATTATACAAGAAAAAAAAATAGTAATTGTTTCAGATAATATC